GAGCTATTACCGAGATTATTTCTACTATGACACATTAATGAAATAAATTCATCCATGATTACAATATCGAATTTATTAATATCATATTTCCAAAGACTATCATATTGTACGATTATACTATCATTATAATTATACTTATCTTTATTATACAATTTCATATTATATTTTTTAGAAAAATCTCTTGCAACAGAAATTCTATTCGTTATAATAAGAACTCTCATATCTAAATAGTGCGCTTCTTTGATTATTTCATATATAATAGTGCTTTTTGCTGTACCCATTGGTGATTTTATACTATATAAACCATCTTTTTTATCGAGGAATGTTTTTATTTCATTTAATCTATTGAATTTTTCCTTATTATATGTACCTTTAATTTTTAAGTATTTTTCATTAGTGTTGATTATTTTTGTTGCTGTGTTAAAATGCTGAAATTCATTTTCATAATCTAATCCAGTATTAAGTAATTTTTTACCTATATCTGTTTTTCTAACAGCATCGTAAATATTAATACTTCTTGTACTATTAAAATGATGCATTGTGAATGGACTATTATTAAACCAAAAATATCCACCAATACTTTTTTCTTCAGATGGATGTTTAAATTGAATACTACCATTTTCATTAGATTTCATAGGATCAAATCCCATAGATTTAAAAATATTTATACAGTATTCTTCAATCGTACAACCAGTAATATTGTTAATATCTACTTTTGTTTGTTTTTTATTAATAGCAATATAACCATCTTCAACTTTATTAATTCTAGTCTCGAATGTGCACTTATAAAGAATTCTATCTTTATTCAAGAGTATTTTATTTTTACCTATTGGAGCGTTTAATGAAGCAATTCTAGCAACTGCTTCATCAATATCACAATATTCTTTTAATTCATAATTAATGTTACTTATAGCGTTTTTAGCATCTTTAATATCGATTGGTTCAATAAATAAAATACCTTTCATATTGAAATTTATTTTATTATCGAATGATTTTGACTCACCAAGAATGCATTTATAATGTGAAAAATATTCTAGAATTTTATTTTTATGATTTTTTGTTTTTACTTTATCTATATCGAGTATAAAATATGTTATTTTTTCACCAAGGAATGGTTCTAGATTTTTTTTTCTTCTGTAAGTTCGTATTGGTTCTTTTATTCTTTCTAAAGGAATATTTAATACCCAGTAAGAAACTAAAATATTAAACATTCCTATATTATCATAAGTATCTATCTCATATGTTTTGAATATAAATGTTTTATCGAAGTAAGGAGACCATGCATTTTTATCATTACTTCTTTGAGCGTTAAAAACTGTTACATAATGTTTTAATTGTTGCAATTCTTTCCTTTAAGAGCATAATTAATATCAGCTCTAAGATATTTAATTATACTAGAATTGTACTTAAATATAATTAACTAATACTGAATTTATAAATCATTTTCTGTGATTGTGATAACGCTGATTCTGTAATAGCATATCTATTGAAGTTGAAAATAGTTTCATTACCTGTTTCAGGGTTCGTTGCTACTCTAATAGTATGAAAGTATGGTGACATAATCATTGAACTTAATCCAGGAGTATTTGAGTAAACACCAACGAATACATCTGTTACAGATGGTTCAGGATTTAAATAATAATTCGTTCTACCATTGCTTCCAAGATATAAACCTTTTGCTACTTTATTATTCGTCATTCTATCAGATAATGCCATAACATATGCTGCTTGTGCTGCTGGTAACACAACGAAGGTATCTAGGGATTTAAATGATGATGCATTTATTTGTATAACTATTTCAGCTACTTTTTTCTGAATTTGATACAAAGATGTTTCTGCGTTACCACTTGATGATAATTTTAAATTCGCTGATGAATCGGCGAATACAGCCATTTGTTTTAAGAGTCTTTTATTTTCATTCATATTTGATAAACCACCGAATGCTCTCGCTAAAAATTGAGTAGCTGATTTACCGAATTGTGTGTATAAATCTTGCATTGCTTCTTTTGTGAATCCTGTATTTATCATAGGATCTTCTTCAACGACTACCTCTCCCCTTTTTAACTGCCATTTATCACTTTCATAAACTAAGGCAAATGTACCACCTGTTGGTCCATGAATAGGTGCTACTTGACATATTTGATAAGCAAGTGATTCATATTGTTTTGTTTCTATAATAGCGTTTATGATTTCGTCTGTTTGTGCAATATCAGCACCCATTGTACCATTTGGAGCTGCTTCGTTTAAATTAGAATGAGCTATAGAATTTTCTACTAAATATTTTAAATCCATTTATAGTTCCTTTTTAAGTTATTTATACTTGAAGGAATTATAATTTAATTCTAATTTTTATTATTGTCATTTAGTAATTTTTATACTTGAAGAAATTACAATTTATTGTTATTTAGTAAGTTACTTTAAAAGGATTATAATTTAATTATCATTATCACAGTAATTTTTATAAGAACACCAATCACATAATTTAGAACTTTTTTTCTCGAAATTCGATGATTCCGCTGAATTTATGCTCTTATTTAAAGAATTACAATAATTATCAAGATATTTTCTTTCTAATTTCATAGAATTATCTAGATTATGTTCTATGTAAATATATTTAATAATAATTGTATTTACCTTAGAATACTTCTTAAAAAAGTAAATAGCATAAAACATTAATTGATCATATGATTGGTATTTTTCGTCTCTGTACTTTCCTGATTTCCAATCAGCTATCAATATTGTTTTTTTATCAGTTACTGTAAAATAATCTACCTTACCTCTGAACATTGCTTTTTTACTATACTGACAAGGATTTAAATTTTCATCTAAACCTATTGCTTCTTCTGATATATGTGGCATATCTAAATATTTTTTATATTTTGTTTTTAAAAAATCATCAATGATAGGTTGGTATTTTTCACAGAGTTTATGTGAACCTTTACCAGGGTAATTTTCCAAAGAATTGTGTAATGCACTACCTTTAAATAAAGCAGTTTTATCAACATTTTCTTCTGGTAATTTTAAAATATAAGAGTATTTAAATTTTCTAGGACATTGTTCATGTACGCTTATCCTAGAATATGAATATGGTGCATATTTCATTAGATTAAACTAGAAACCATATCTCTGATAGAATCATTTGCTTTTATTTTTTCTGTAAGAATATCTTCTTCAAGCAATTCACCAGGAGTTTTTTTCATTTCAGCTTTCATTTTATTAATAACTTTTGTTACTATTGAAGTAGCAATACCTTCTTCTTTGTACTCATTTTTTAACTCTTTAATTTCTTCATCAATACTTTTTTTCTGTAATTGTAATCCTATTAATTTTTCAGCAAATTCAAAAACTACTTCTAAAGTTTCATCTTTTGATTTCATTTCCATATTAGTCCTTTTTTTTTAATTTATATATTATATCATAATAACTTTAAAGCAACTTTAAAAAATACAATTACTTTAATATATCTTAATGACTCAAAATACATCTCTTAATACATTTACTTAAAGTAATTAATATTATAACTTAATTTTTAATCTTGTTATTGCACTTATACCATTAAATGTATTATCATCTATCATTTTAGGGATATCTAATTCTGGATGATTTATTTTTAATTCATTAATATCTTTTTCTTCGAATACACTTGGCATTACAAAAACATCATAACCTTGTTCTGCATACTCAATACTGGTTTTTTTACCTGTTTTATCATTATCTAAACAGAATACAGGTTTTTTTAAATCTTTTAATCGTTCCTCAGGTAACTTAGCACCTAAATTAGCAATAATATTTTTTTTACCAGAGCTAATAGCATCAAAAATACCTTCAAAAATATAAGTAGTATTATTTTTATCAATATCGAACCAATTCCAAACTTTAAATCCTGTAGTTCCTATAAATGTTATAAAATCTTTTTCGTGTATACTTCTAGAATAAAACCCATAATATAAGTTATTACAAACCAGTGGTATAACGAGATAATCTTTAATACAATATAATGTACTACCTATCATTATATCTTTTTTTGCCTTAAACCATTCATGATTAAAATTTGGTTTTATATCTCTTGATTTTAAATATTCTATGTATTCTTCTGTTAAAGGTTCAAAATATTCATCTAATTTATATAAGTCTGGTGTTATTTCTGATTTAGGTGTTATATTTTTAATATTAGTAGTATTTGCTAATTCTGCTAAAGATACATTTTGTTTTAAATCATTCATTTTATCATTAAACATTTCTTTTTTATAAGCAGGTAATAATTGTGGATAAAAATCTCTTAAAAAAGTGTACATGTTCTTATTAGTACAAGGACATCCTGCGTTGAAACAAGAAACAAAATCAGTATCTACATTATCTTTAGTGTATAAATGTAATCTTTTAGAATTTTGTTTTTTCTTAGAATCACCACAAATAGGGCATTTACACGCGATATCTGATGGTGTTTCTTTATAATTACTAGAGTTAATTGCCATTTTAAAATATTTAATAGATTTAGGATTTAACATTATACTTGTCCTTGATTGATTTTACTATTGTATTTACTTTTTCTTCGAGATCAAATAACGTGCCTGTATTGTTAATTGTATAATCGAATTCTACATTATTTTGATATAATTCAACATCAGAAGCGTGGCCTTCAATTGGTAATTCTTTTGTATTTTTAACTAAAATTTTAATGATATTAATATTTTCCTGAGGTTTGTACTCAGAAATAAATCTAAAATCAGGAACAACAATAATATTATTATTCAATTTTTTAATTTTATCATATACTAAATCACTCCAAACATTAGTACCAAATTCTGATCTCATACCTTCAGTACCAAATCTTTGAAGTATTTTTCTGAAGTTCATATACTTTATTGTAAATTGCTCTTGATTATTTGGGTATGCTTTAATTTCAATACCATAATGATCTGTGTCATTTTTATAAGTTTCTAATTTTTCAAGAGTGATATTAAAAGTACTAGCAATAATATTTTTTATTGGGTCAGCGAATGATAATTTATCAGCATTAAAATTTTTAACAATAAAATCAGCAATAGTATCTTTACCTGATCTTGGTAATCCGTTGATTAAAATAACAATTTTATTTTTCATTCGTTCCCTTTTATTATAATCAAACACTTAAAAATCCCACCCACAATTCGTTATACTTAGTTTTGTTTCTGTTTTAAAAATTATTGGTAATTTTGAAACAATAGTTGATAACCCGTTATCAGTCAAGTACTTGCAAAATTCATCTTCATTGTATTTTGTAGGTGCATTATTATATTCCATTAGAATATTTTTTCTAATATAATCAGGAATACCTTCTTCCATTACGAGTGTAAAATTTCTATTATAATGTTCTCTATATAACGGATGAGAATCTAAAAATTCATCTAAGTTACTATCTTTTTCAATAGGCTTTGTAATTTTAATTCTTTCTGTTATTAATTTTGATTTATTTCTTAGTATTTTTATTTCATTTTTATCAGACGAATGTTTTATTTTTTCTTGAATTTTTTTCTTTTCTTCTTTTAACTCATTAATAATTTGTTTTTGTTTCCAAGTACCATTAAGTATTTTTTCAATATCAGAAGCACCAAATCTCATCTGTTTATAAATGTCTAACCCAGTATCTTGGCCCTTTCTATTATATGTTCGTTCTTTAAAGGAATTTAAAATTTCTAATTGTTTTTCTTTTGGCAATTTCCTAAAATCTATAATATTCGATGATGTATTATTTTCCTTTAAATGTTTTTTAAAAGAATCTGAAAATTCAGTAAAATCAACTACCTTAGGAATACCATCTGATACATCACCAAGCATAATGTGTTTATATATCCAAGATTGCATGTCTTTGTGCTTATCTTCTGTAATTATCCATTTATGTGTTAATGAACTATATTGTTTGATACCTGGTAATCGTTGTGCTTGTAAAAAATCTTTATCTGGTGATAAAATTAAAATTCCTTCTTGATGAAATTCCTTAGCAAGTACTAAAATAATATCATCTGCTTCTGCTCTATTTACATAAACACATTTCCACGGTGTATTATTTTTTATTTGTTCAAATAACTCATTCGTGTAATTATAAACTTCTGGGTAATTCACAGGATTTTCACTTTTTTGAGTACTTACACGCCTACTTAATTTATAATTAGGATAAACATCTCTACGCCAATATGCTTTTTTATAATCATCAAAACAGAGTACAATTTCACCATAATTTTTATACTTTATATTATTATCAATAAGTTCTGATAAAATATAATGCATTGTTAATTTTATAAAATCTTCTGTTTTATATTTCCCATTTATAGTCGTTATTTTAGAAGCATCTCTTGTACTGCCAAATATCATTCTATGTAAAATCGAGCTAATATCGATTAAAACCATTTTAACTCCTTTTACGATGTTTAATTACGAATACTCGTAATTAAACTAAACCGTTAAGAATAGCATCTAAGTCATCATTTGCGTTAGCAGATTCTGTACTTTTTTGAACTGGTTTATCTGGTTCTACAGATTTTTGAACTGGTTCTACAGTTTCTACAGATTTTTGAGTAGATTCTGTATTTTCTTTTTCAGGTTTTACTTTTTCTTGATCTGAAAATGTAACATACTTCATTTTTTTAACGAGTTCATCATAACTCAAAAATGATTCTGGTTTTAACAAATCAGACAATTTATAAGTATTATTTTTAATATCATCGATTGCTTCTTCAACGCTATTGTATATTCCTGTTTCTTCTGAAACTACTTCTGAAGCATCATAATTAATTTGACCATTAGCACCTCTTTGTGCAACGAGTCTAAAACTATTACCTTTAATAGGATTAAATAATTGTTTTGGTGTTTTACCAAGAGCAATATCACTTTCTGATGGTTTAAGTGCTTTTTCTAATTTTGAATTAACTGCACCACTCATTTCATAAAGGAATATTTTACCTTCATTTTCAGGATTAGCTGGATCTTTAAGAATTTTGATATTAGTTACATATCTAATACCTCTACTATAAGTTTTAGCACCTTCTTTATCACCTGCATTCCACAATTCTTGCCATTTTTCTTGGAAGGGACACGGTAAACCGATTGTTGAAGGAGTATATTCTGATACGAATCTTTTTTTATCATTTTTTATGATTGTAGTATTAATTTTATTAATTTGAATTATCATTCGTTTTTCAGAATCTGGGAGAAACCTAATTAAAGCTGCACCATTACCATCTTTATCTTTTTGAAGAACATAAAATCTTTCATCTCTTGCAAATTTATTAGATTGTTTTGCGAATGGATCCGCTCCTACTGCTTCTTTTAAAGCGTTAAAATCAAATGCGCTAGCTGCGTCTGTCATATTTTTTCCTTTTTTTGAGTCTCTAGGACTATCACAATTTTATATACCCGCGTGTGGTTTTTCTATTTTAAGTCTCTGGGACTATTCCAATTCTATCACAATTACAGTTTAACGTCTTGAAGGACGATTATGTTCTATTTATACTCATAAAATATTTATACTTATATAAGATATTTATATTCATGAAAAATACTATAAAAATAATTATTTCTTAATAGCCATTAAAACTTTCATATCAATTTCATTCGATTTCATTAAAAGTCTATATGCATCTTTTGCTTCATTATATTTAACTTCAAAAGTATATTCACCTGATGGTAATGAATTAAAATTTTCTGCTGGTATTTTTACTACGAATTCTTTAGTACTATTTACACCAATTTTTTTAATACCGAATGAATTTGATTTAGCGTTGAAATTATTAGTATTACCTAATTTTATTTCAATATCATCATCCTTAGATATAATTATAATATCAGAAAGATCTTTAAAAATACCTGCAGCTTGTTTAATTCTTTTTATATCATCAACAGATAGTGTAAATTCACTTACAGATGTAACTGATTCTGTACTTGTAAATAATTTTTCTGATTTATTAAAATTTTCTAAGACATTTGTATTAGTTGTCAAATATTGAACTGAACTATCATTATTAGAAATATTGATAATATTATCAGAAATATTACAAGTATAATCATCGAATAATTTAAATGTATTAATGAATTCAGATAAATTATATACACCTATTTCTGGGAATGATTCTGTATCTAAAGCTTCCATATTTAATTGAACTACAACATCACCTGCTGAATTATTAAGAATTGTTGTTGGATATTTTAAAATAGCAGAATTTGTGATGCTATTCATTGCTTGTAATATATTAATCGTATTTTTATTTAACATTTGTTTCCTTTTGTTTTATTTTATATTATAATGTAGATTCTATTAATTTTTTTAACACATATAAACAAACTTATTATAACAATATAATATAATCTACTGTTTATATTATTTTATTATGATATATAAAATAGACTTATCTATTTTATTTTGTTTTATTTTGTATTATAATGTGAATTCCATTAATTTTTTAAGAAAAATATTTCTGGATTTTCTTTTTTAGCTCTTTCTAAGTACTTACTAAATTTAGCATCTTCAAAATTTTTAATAGATGTTCCTGCAGATACTCTGTCTATGAGAACTTTATATTGAGCATCATCTTTCGTATATAATGGTTCATTATAGTATTTTGTTAAGTGCATAGGGTTAATTAAATAATGTTCATTATCTACGATAACCTCTAAAATAGGTACTGGAACATTATTTTCTATGATATACTTAATACTTGATTCATCTACCATATTAATATTCCTTAATTACTATCGTATTTTTTTACATATATCTTATTTCCGCTATCCCATATTCTTCTATATCCGTTTTTAAGCATATTTTCTCCTTCTGTTAAATTTTTATCAAAAAACTCAAGTTTATCTTTTAATTTATGCTTTTGATATTTAATTCTTGATTCTATTATATTATTTTTAAAATAAAAATAATTAGGTTTAGAATTATGACTAAAAGTAAAACCTAATTTTTCATATACATTACCTTGCGACCATCTACGATTAGCGTATGATACTAATGATTTTGGATTATAATTTCTCTCGAAATACTTAAGTAACTTAGATGCTCCACCGATTACAGTAGTATTAAGTACAGAACACATTCTTATTAATTCATATTGATATTTTTTAGAAAATCTAGTTTTTGAGAATGTCATTATT